CCTACACGACGCTCTTCCGATCTGACTTCGGTGCCTACACCACAAGGAAACGCTTCTTCGGCATCTTTGCTAAAAAGAGCTTGCCGATAGTATTCCCTGAACCGACCCACTGTAAAGGTGGCAGGAAGGACATGTTTTCTAAGCTGGAAAAATGGAAACCCGTCAAGGAAGTTCTTAATTTTTCTGACGAAGGAACTACCATCTTTAGGGAAAAGTCTCTTGCAGAGAAAACGCTTGAACGTATCTATGCTGGACTTATCAAGTTTGTAGCCGGAGGAAAGGATGCCTTCCTCGTAAAGTATAATTCTATGAGCCGTACAGGGAAATATAACGCTCCTGGGATTGACGAACCATGTCCGGTGGTAGCCACGCAAGGCAGACTTGGAGTAGCGCAAGTTTGTTTCCTCTCTAAGCAGTTTAGCGGACACCCCGACAGCAAGAACGTATCAGTGGAAGAACCGGCTGGAGCAATCACTTGTAAAGACCACCACGTTTTTGTATCGGCTTACTATGGGAACGGGCATAATCATTCGGTGGAACTTCCTGCACCTACGGTCACAACGAAGGACAGGATGGCTTTAATTGAAAGCCAATTTATGTGTTCTTATAACTTTAAGGATACAGGAAAGGATATTAATCAGCCTTGTCCTACACTTCTGACGAAAGACAGACTTTCCCTTGTATCTCCATTTTTTATGAATCAATATTCTGGAGGTGGTCAGGTGTCTGATATAAACTCGCCATGCCCCGCTGTTACCACAACACCGAAACAAAACTTGGTAACATGCCAGCCGTGGATAATGAATACTGCATTCTCAAATGTAGGTAGCAGTATAGAGGAACCCTCCCAGACCATTACCGCAAACAGGAAATGGCGCTATCTGATGAATCCACAGTTCAACAGTGCTGGCGGCTCTGTTGATAGCCCGTGCTTCACATTAATAGCCCGCATGGATAAGATGCCGCCCTATCTGGTAGCAACAGAAAGCGGTCAGGTAGCGATTGAAATCTACAACAATGATAGTCCTATGACCGTGAAGATAAAGGAGTTCATGGCACTGTATGGCATAGTGGATATTAAAATGCGGATGCTTCGCATTCCGGAACTCAAAAAGATTATGGGATTCCCTGAAGATTATGTTTTAATAGGCACACAAGCTGACCAAAAGAAATTTATCGGGAATGCGGTGGAGGTTACACAAGCGAGAAAAAATACTGAAGCACTTTGTAAAGTATTGAGAAAGTTGAGATTGAAGAAATTAAAAGAAATAGCTTAATGGAAAATGGAAAACTTATATTAGATGCCTGCTGTGGCAGTAGAATGTTTTGGTTTGACAAACATAATCCTCTTGCCTTATTCGTTGATAAGAGATCAGAGATAGTAACAGCCAAGGATAGAGATAAGATCAGAACCATAGAGATAAAACCGGATATAATAGCAGATTTCACCCACTTGCCGTTTGAGGACAATTCTTTCTACATGGTGGTGTTCGACCCACCGCACCTGAAAACACTTGGTGAAACCTCATGGATGGCTAAAAAGTACGGAAAACTGCCGAAAGACTGGCAGTCACTCATACACGATGGATTTACTGAGTGTATGCGCGTCTTGAAGCCTAACGGCACGCTTGTATTCAAATGGAACGAAAGTGAAATAAAAACAGTGGATGTATTGTCTGTTATCCCTTTTAAACCTCTATTTGGGCATACCACTGGAAGACAGAGCAAGACAATATGGATGTGTTTTATGAAACTGCCAATTAATTCATAACGATATAGAAATGAAGTATAAGGTTACATATATCCTACAAAAAGAGGTCTCTGTGATTGTTGATATAAAAGACAAAGAACTTAACAGAGAATTTAAAAGACTTGGTGAGATCCACTCTGATTCAGATTTTAATGGGGTGTCTGATCCTCGTTGGAAGATAGAAGAAAAGGGATATGAAGAATTTTCCTGTGGTGAACATTATGACGAGGGAGATGAAGACATTATTAACAGATCTATCATGAGATTTAATGACTAATCAACAAGGAAAGGAATCAAATGATAATAGCATGGTTTTCTTGCGGTGTAACATCCGCAGTAGCTTGTAAGATAGCGTTGAGTCTGTACAAAGATGTACAGCTTTACTACATAGATACTGGCTCCGGACATCCCGATAACATCCGGTTCCTTGCTGATTGTGAAGATTGGTACGGTCAGCCAATCCACACTATCAGAAGCGATAAGTATCTCAACGTAGAGGATGTGTTGGCTAAGAAAAGATTTATCAATGGTCCTACTGGTGCAGCTTGCACATTCGAATTAAAGAAACAAGTCCGTTACAAGCTGGAAAAAGAGTTGGGAAATTGGGACGGTCAAGTCTGGGGATTCGACTTTGACCCGAAAGAAATAAACCGTGCTGTCCGCTTTAAACAGCAATATCCTGATACAAAGCCGTTGTACCCACTTATCGAGCGACAGATAACCAAGCAAGATGCAATGGGAATGCTTTGGAAAGCCGGCATTGAAATCCCTGCCATGTACAAGATGGGTTACAATAACAATAATTGTATCGGTTGTGTCAAAGGTGGAATGGGCTACTGGAATAAGATACGGAAGGATTTCCCGAATGTGTTTGATCGGATGGCTAAAATTGAACGAGAAGTAGGAGCAACGTGTCTGAAAGACCAATCTGGAAAAATATTTCTTGATGAGCTTTCTCCTAACCGTGGAGAAATGCCGGAAGAGATGATACCGGATTGCTCTCTTATATGCCAAATAGAATTTCAAGAATTACTTGACCGGCAGGTAGAACGAGTTTTAAAAGGAGAAATCAGTATTAATGATGTAACCTAATTAGCTTCAAATGATTAGAAAGGAATTAAAATATCATGAATGCCTTACAATTTAAAAAACTGAAAATCGGAGATCGAATATTAACCTATAATGGTACGTGTACCACAGTGACTGACATTGACCGTATGGCAGGAAAGCTGACCTGTGGCAACGGACAATGGAGGGATTACCATCGTGTGCGTATGGCTGTTGAAACAGAACTGCTGGTTGAACATAAGAGAGTTCAGGATTACGTACCACCTGATACAGTCATTCTTTCTCGTGCCTTGTTGCTTAAATTGGGCTTCTCAAAAGTATGTATTCTTCGCGCTATAGAAAATTGCGGGCCGGATGGTTTTTTGGGAACCTTGCAGGATCTTTTTGTCAGAACGGAATTCATCTCTATCGAATATGTGCGGAATCTTGTTCCGGTAATGATAAGGGAAGGACTGATACAAAGAAAGGTTGTAAAACGTGGCTTGTTCAGGCTGACTATTAATAAATGATTAAATAATATACTCGTATTATGGGACAGGAAAGCAGACGGAAGTCTTTTGTTTTTTATACTGAATGGAAAGAGGTGCTAGTGGATTATCCACCGGAGGTCAGACTTGAAGTGTACGATGCGGTCATTGAATATGCCGAGTCGGGGACATTGTCGGAGCTGAGACCGTTGGCTAAAATGGCATTCTCCTTTATAAAGAAACAGATAGACTCTAATAAAGACAAATACGACGATATTATAGCAAAAAGAAGTGAGGCTGGCAAGAGAGGTATGGCCAGTCGGTATAATAAGGATGTAACAAAAGATAGCAAAAGTAACAAGTGTTATCACAAAGTAACAAATCTAACAAGTGATAACAAAAGTAACAAGGGCTATCAAAGCGTAACAAATCTAACTATAAATGATTATGAGAATGATAATGATGATGTTTTATTTCAAAAAGAAGAAGAAAAAGTTTTTGGTTCTTCCCCCTTGAAACCCTTGCAGGAATTGTTTGATGAGATGAAGCGGAACGATTCCTGGGCGGAAGGCCTCATCATGAACAAACATCATGAGGGATACAAGGCTTTCAATCAGGAAACATTATCGGACTTTCTGGAAGAATTTTTCCGGAAACTTCAGAATGAGAATTGTACAATGGTCAATCCGGGAGACGAATATAGGCATTTCTCCAATTGGCTGAATAAAAAGCTTGAATGTAAATCCGATGAAAGAACCAAAACAGATAAAAGAACTAATGCCCGGACCGGAGGACAGGACTACAATTACGGTCATGAAATCGATCCCCCACACATCATCAAACTGGGAGGACAGGGGAAAGTATAACTTCCGGATGGGAGACGTAAGGATGATGTTGTCCGATGAGGAAATAGAGAAGTTCTGGAAGCACAGGCTGATACTTTCCATGCGGAAAGTTACTCCTGATTTCATGGTGGACGGTTCAAATTGTCAATTGCTAAGCGAGATATACCAATGGGTATGGCATAAGTCAGATGTGCTGTCCGGAAAGAAAGGAATATTGCTCTATGGTCCGGTGGGAAGCGGGAAGACCACCATTTTGAAAGGATTGCAGGTCTATATGGCACTTATCAACAGACTTGTATACGGTTGTCGCCGTTCCGACATCTGTTTTGAGATGCGTTCGGCCACGGAGATAGCCTTACGTTATTCCTCCCAAGGTACGGAGGCGCTTGACAGATGGACAACAAAAGGCATGGCCGGACACCTGATAATTGACGAGATTGGGCGGGAGGAAAATGCAAAGCATTTCGGTACGTCGTGCAATGTCATACAGACCATCTTGCAGATGCGTTACGAACTTCGGCATGAGATGCTTACATTCGGTACGACAAACATCGACATGGAGGATTTGTCGCAGTTTCGCAACCTATACGGAGATTATGTGTTGGACCGTGTCAAGGAGATGTTCAATATTGTTCACCTTGGCGGCAACAGCCGTCGTAAATGGATATAAAATGGAAAAAGAACTAGAAAAACTACAAAGGCAGCTTGCTATGGCGATAAAGGAACGCCGTTACGCCAGAATGGCCGAGCTGCAACGAAAAATTGCGGCCTTGCAGAATGTTCGTGAACATGTGCCGTTGTCATTTCTTCTACCAAAATTTACACCACAGGAGAGGGATAAGGCGCTGGTGTTGATGCATCAGGTATTCGTATTCGCTGACATGCTTTATGGCGCGGCGCTGGAGTTCGAGGAGTATCTCAAAGGATTTGATCGTTCCGTAACCCTTCCCGTAGTGGTCAGGGCGAAGAAGGCTGCGGCAGAGTGCCGGGACATAACCCGGTATGTAGACAGTTTCGGTGATGAGCGTATGAGCGCGTTATTCGGAGAAATGTGTGATGAAATAAGCCTCAACGCACAGAATGTTATTTATCGTTATGTCCGCAAGGAAACAAAAAAACAGGAACCATGAGAAAAAAGATGTTATTATGGGTGATAAGACTCATACGGCTCTTCCACAAGGAGGATCAGTTCATACCGCAGTTGCGCTCCGTTCCGGAAGGCAAGGTGCTGCCGAACAGGCTTTACCGTCATTTCGGACGTATACTTGTATCGCGCGCTAATCCGCAGAAAGTAGAGATGCGTTATTATTATGCGGAGATAGATCCGGCCATGTCCGTACGTCCGAAAGATGATGACTGGAAGGAATGTAGCGAGATACATTATAACGAGCTTATGACAAGAAAGGATGCGGTTACGAAATATGAGCAGACCGGAGCACCGTGCGAACATTGCGCATGTCAGATATATGGTCTTCCATGTCATTGTGCTTTTCCAAGGGGAGCCATGACAGGCTATTTCGAACTGTTGCATTGCAACAAACAGTATTCTAATAATCCAACCATTTAAATAAAAAAGACGACAATGAAAATTAATGTATTCAGGACACAGTGCAAGGAAGGTGCGCGTGTCTTTTTTGACGGGGATATCACCTGTACGGGGACAGTAAGGAAGATTTCAAAGGACGGGAGTCGGGCGCTTGTGTGCTTTGACAACGGGGATGTGTCCTGGAAAGAGTATTTCATGATCGATTTTATTGAGGACTAGCCATGGAGAACAAGAGAAAAAATATTCTGATCCATCCGGATCATATAGAGGATCTGGATAAGAAATACAAGCGGCTGGAGGAAAACAGAAAGGAGCCGGTAAGGACAGGTTATACATCTATATGCCGTCTTCGGAATACCAGACTGCACAGGGACATTCTTTTCAGACGGATGTTTGTCCGTGACAAAATGCCTACCGGAGCTTTTATAATATTTAAAGAACTGGGGAAGGACAGCGTCATGCTCCAGCCATGCAAGCCTGAATGGATGAGCCGGACACATATCAATCATGTGGGAGGACGTTTCCTCGGATGTCTTCGCTTCTTTTCCAGCTATGCTGATTTGGATACGACACCGCCAAGCCAGATATTGTATGATCTGAAAATAGATCCGCTGGTAACCTCATACACTTTCCGGCTTGAGGAATGGAAAGTGCAGGACGAGCATGACGGTGAGACGGTAGCGTACAAACTGATACCGTTGTTTCCGCTATGAGACTGGCAAACATACCGTCAGATATTAAAAGAACAGCACGGGAACTTAAGATTCCCGTGCTTCAGCATCATATATATGTTAATGGCAGGCATAAGCATGTGACTATAAGTAAAAAATGTGTTCGGAAAGCCGGATTGACGGAAAAATACTCTGTACAGATCGTTGTGCTGGGGGAAGTGAGGGCATATATGATATTCTCTTATGATCCGTTGTGTGAGAACCGTCCCCATCTTCTTTTTCTTCCCTCATCTTGTGAGATTCATAGTCCGTATGTGACACGTGCTTTGCAAAGAATCGGGGGTGGAAATGAGATATGCAGGTTGCGCTTTCATGGGAAGCCGGTTTTTCTGAAAGGCAAGGGCGGTACTGTCGTGACCGTTGTGTGGCGGATCTCGACATCTCCGGTAAGGGATATAGCCTCAACTGTTCAGAATATACAGAACAGGAACATGTAAGTTGTTATATTTGTGATGTTTATTATTCATTTTATAAAAAAGAAGTATTATGACGGAGAAACAAATATCTTTCTCGGGACTTAACCTGACACCTTATTCCGATATTTCTCCTGACGGGCAGCTTTCCGCATCTGTCGGGCTGGAGATTCATGACGGCAGTATCAGGCCTTCTGTTCTTGCCGGAGAGAAATATATCCTTCCACAAAGTCATAACTCCGCTAAACTGTTATATATACATTCCGCTACGTCATATTCACATTTTATTTTTCAAGACGGTCTGTCATTATATTGGGCTGATGTGAATAATAAGGGGGAATTGTCACTTACATTGCTGGATGAGTCTATACCTGCCAGTTCATTGTTGTCGGTAGGAAACACGCTTGTCGCCTTTGCTGAGGACGGGATGCATTATTTCTTATGGAAAAATGGAAACTACAAATATCTGGGGCAGAAACCTCCGGAACCACTTTTGGTGTTTTCCTTGCATTCAACTGTAAGAAGAAGCGGAGAATTTGAACTGTACAAGAAGGAACAGATGTGGATTAATGGGGATAAATGGCAGATAAAAGATGAATATGTACAGGGGATATCCACAAAAGTACATGCTGAGATAAACAAGTATATAGCAGAACAGCAAGAAGACGGATATTTCATTTTCCCTTTTTTTGTACGTTATGCATACCGCCTTTATGACGGTTCTGTCATCATGCAGTCCGCACCTGTGCTTATGTTGCCTAATGACTCCGGTGCACCGGTGGTAGTCAGTAAAATTGAGCGGCTGAGTCAGGTGATTTTTACCGGCATTGGTTATATATCCTCATTCTGCTCATGGCTTTCATACGCATGTGCCAACAATGACAAGGAGGCGATACAGGAGTGGGGGGATATTATAAAAGGAGTGGATATTTTTATATCCTCCCAATTCTATACATTTTATACGGACGGTGAAATAGACATGAGTCAGAGTCTGTTGAAAGATCTTCCCCAAGGCAAGAGCAACACATACGGATATATTATGGATGATTTGTCAGAGTACTCCTATCCACCAAGGCCTTTTAGCGAGGCTTATGATAGAAAGTTTGGAAACGAGGCTGCTGCTACATATGCATGGGGCATGGAAGTACGTAATGAGTTCAAGGAGGAAATATGTAACGCCTCCCTCTTTTATCATGTGAAGACTCTGGAACTGGACGAACTTTCCAGCGACATCCGCTATCTGTTTGGTGCGGAAGGGGACATGGATCATATTTTGAGCAATTTGGAACTTAGGGAGACATTGACAGATGATTATATGACACACGATATCATCATTCCTGACTTTTCCACGACATATAACAGCCGTCTGCATATTGCAAATGTGAAAAGAACTTTTTTCAAGGGATTCAATCCCATGTGTATATCACAATTTCTAGGTCGTGGGGATTCTTCGGTTTCAATATATACGTATATACATGGGAGCAACGGGGATGTTGTAGTCAAAAGTGATACGGAAGTTTTGGAACAGATACTTCCTGTATATCTGTTTTATCCTGATACAGATGCGTATAAAATGGTGATTGTGGTCGGTTCCATGGTGTTTGAGTATCCTTTGGCGGAACATCCGACTTTAAATGGGGCGTATTTTTGTAGCTTGTTAAAAAATACAAATGAATCGTCGGCATCCGTACCGTCCGTTACACCCTTGCAGTCTGAGGAACTGAGCAACAAGATGTTTGTTTCGGAAGTGGGAAACCCTTTTTATTTCCCATTGAATGGAGTTTATACAATAGGGAACGGTGACATTTATGCAATGTGTCCGGTTACTACAGCCATATCACAGGGACAGTTCGGACAATTCCCCATGCTACTGTTCTGTTCTGACGGGAATTATGCGATGAGCGTCAATTCTGAAGGGTTTTATTCAACCATTTCTCCGATACAGAGAGACGTATGCCTGAATTCCAGATCAATCACACAGATGGATTCGGAAGTGTTGTTCATTTCATCCAGAGGTGTTATGATCACAAATGGGGCTTCCATAGATTGTATATCACAGGCGTTGCAGGGAGTTTTCGAACCTGTGCCGGAAGAAATTGGAACAAATATGGAAATGATTGACAAACCTCCTATTGAACTGATCAAGACAGCCATGATAGCCTATGATTATGCGAACCAGCGGATTATTTTTATGCTGAAGGATATGGATACGTCTTTTGTGCTTTCTCTTCCTGAAAACAGATGGAACACGGCCGTGTTTGGACGTGTTAAATCTGTTGTCAATATATTTCCATATTCGTATGTGCATATTGAAGACAGGATTGTCCGGCTCACAGATATATATGATTATTCCTCCGAGGTGATAAATAAAGGGATTGTTGTTACAAGAGCGTTGAAACTGGATACTTTGCAGTTAAAACGGCTTATGGATATGTCGGTACAAGGCATCTTTTCAGGTAAGCAGAAAATGATACTGTTTGCTTCACAGGATGGAAAGAAATGGTATAAGATAGGGGAAACGCAGGCCAGACGTGTGGGAGCGATAAGAGGAAGGTATTTCAAATACTACCGCATTGCGTTGGAAACAGCACTGACAGCTAAAGAGAACATATCAGGAATACGGCTGATATATGATATCATGCCTGAAAAACGACTAAGATAACGACTTATGAAACAAAAAGGTAAAGTCTTGACAGTATTCCGTCTTGAGGGAGGAAGCGGACAGGAAGCGCAAAGAGAGGAAATCGGGAATAGCAGGAGAGGGGGCGTTGGCCTTCCGTCTTATTTACCGGGAGGAGGTAATGACAACCAGTCTATTTTTGACAAGTCACTGGCAGCTGAAAGTTATGTTGATGCAGTTGATATATGCTCATCAACATTCAATTACCTATATAATTCCGCTTTCTCAGATAAGACAGGATGGGAGTTTTTCAATCTTTCAGATGATGCTTTGGGGGCATATACGGATTTGTATGAGTACCGGAAGTTGCTGCATATTAGCAATGGGGGAGTGTTACAGAAAAACAGCCTCATCAGGAAGCCGGAGAAACATAGGATATTTAATGAGAAGAAAGGAGAACTGACGGAAGAGAACATTTCTATAACTGTTGACTACACGGAAGAATATGATGCTTTGTTTCTTTCAGTACGGTTCCTTTGTAAATCCTCAGGTGATCTTACAATAGGTTTTACGGATACACAGGGAGATTATGCGTTGAAGACGAAGCATATTGACCAATCGGAGGAATGGCAGGAATATGAACTTTCTGGGAAATGGGCCGGAATTGGTGATTTTTATTTGTCATTTACAGGATTGATAATCGTTGATATCTTGAGGTTGGCGGACAAAGCGTATGATGATCATCGTGAAGAGTTCAGGACATACCAGAGCCAGACCAAGCAGAATCTTGAGCTTATGGTGTCCGCTATAAACGAGTTGAAACGGATGAAATCAGAATATGACAAAAAATTTGAGGAAATATCAAAATCCTTGATCGAGATACGTGGTGAGATACCGGATGTAAGCGGCTTGGAAACCAGTTTGTCCGAACTGGAAAAACGTGTGTCCGCATTGGAAAAAGCCGGTTCCGGAGATGGCACATAGTCTGATCTTTCGGGACCGGCACCGTATCAACTCCAGTCCGTGGGTCTCCTGCCCATCAGTTTTATTCTTGAACGTAAGGCATCACGCAAACCCTCTATGTCACCGGTAAAGAAATTCGCGTATTCTTTCGCCTTTTCCGGAAGTTGATTATTAAGGACAGCACTCATTACATAATCCACCATCATACGGTGTGCGCAACTTTTGATGGTTTCCGTCATGCTGATATTGAAACTTGCAGGCATGGAAAGCTTTAATTCATACATGCCGAAGTCACCAAAAAAGTAAGTCACCTCCGCTTTGCCGTCACTGCCTTCTATCTTTATCCTCTCGTTTGATGAAGGGATATACTCAAACTGCCCGGTACCGGTTACTTGACCAAGCACCTTGTCTGTTGATGTGCTTACCGTTACAGATACGTCTGTAATAACTCGGATGATGTAACTTTGTCCGGGTATAAGGCTGTAAGTTCCCAGTGATCCAGATGATATCGTTTCAGTACTTCGGTTCATTTCGTTGATTCTCTCAAGACGGTTGTCGTCTGTGTCCCGGCCTGTTATCAGATATTGCTGACAGACACGTTTCACCTCACCGAAAGCCTCCGTCATCGCTCTGGCCACAACCGGCTTTGTGGCCTCATCATCAGGTGTCATTACTTCTGATGCAGTTTCTTCTGTATCTTCGCTCTTTTGTAATGAGCGTCCTATCAGATTGCATTGCACCGCTACATCGTTTACTATCTGCTTTTTCAGCAGGCGTATCCAAATTTCTCTTTCTCTCATGGCTTGTATATTAAAGGATTATTATATCTGTCTCTTAATATAACATCTGGACCGGATGGATTTTCTGTTGTAAGCACATCCATGTCTGTGCAACCTATTCCTGTATAAAGGTTGTCTCTGTTGCGTTGTCCGTAGTCTGCATTTCCGGACTGGCTCTGTTGTAACTCATAGTCATTGTTATTGCGCTGTTCGTAGTCGGCATTTCCGGACTGGCTCTGTTGCAACTCATAGTCATTATTATTGCGCTGTTCGTAGTCGGCTTCTGGTACGATGAATTCTGATCGTTGGTTTAGGGCGGATACTATTTTTTTCAAGTATCCGGATGCACTGGTCCTGTATCCTTCACAAAGTTCTTTATCCGTTGTAGGCTCCAGCCATGCGGCTGCAAGATAATGTGAAGCATACAGTCTCATTGCCGTGCGTATCATGTCCGTGATACCTTCATCCATGCGTATGAAGTTTTTGAATTCAATGATAATTTCATTCCCGGAAGAGGTCATGTTTATATCATTACTGTCTTTAATCTTGCGCCGAAGCTCGCCTTCCGCTTCATTTACTGCGGCGGTAAGATAAAGATCCAGTACAGCTTCATTGTCTTCTGTTGCTGCTATATCTGGATAATTACCGCCGGCTTTTCCTGCCCGGGCTGTAAGCGCAATGACATATTTGAATATTTCCGGTTTGTTTATGGATGTTTTCATAAGTCTTAACTGTTGCAAAGTGCATATTCTTTGGTCATTTTCTTATAATTGTCAAATGCTTTTTCAAATTCTTTCTTCTCATCTATCTTCTGTGAGTTCCATGGAATGAAGGAAGCGATGGATTCGAGTGCGTATTTCCAGTTCCCCTTGAAGCAGATGGCACGGTCGTCTAAATATATGTCGGCTATGGGCTTTCCGGAATTGCTGCCTTTAGACTGATCCGGGTTTTCGTTTATGTAATCATAAGTGATGTGATTGTCATTCAGGTATTTCTTTAATTTGGAACTGGCGGTGCGTGTTGTGAAAATGATGATTGTGAATCCTTTCTTTTTTAGGACTTCCATGGCACTTTGTACACCATCAATCGGATCACCGAAGATGTCATTACCTTTAAATCCGTCGTATTGTGCTATGACTCCGTCAAAATCCACACATATTGTTTTCTTTTCCATATAAAAAACGATTAATAGTACAAATATAATCTCATCTGCCGTATCTGCTTTGATATAATGCTGACTGCATTATATACATTCGTCCAGTTCTTATTAAGCTATTTTTGTCGTAAAAGAATAATGAACATGCGCGATAACGAACAAATATCTGACTCCTTGCTTTACGGGCATCGAAAATTCGACGGACAGCGGCGGGCCGAGAGATGGCTGCATGTAGCCTATAATGCATATTGCCGTCTTGCTCCTTTCAGAAAGATGCGTGCCGAATGCAAATCGTATGCCTACGGAAAACAGTATGAGAGGCAGATTGTTTACAACGGGCGGCATATAACGAAGGAGCAATATCTTAAGGAGAAGGGTATACCTGCATTGCAGACCAACATATTGGGTAAGATCAAACGGGTCGTACAAGGGCAGTTCAGAATGAACGATACCGCGCCGGTATGCAATGCTGTTGATCCGGAGGAGAAGGAATATGCGGACATTATGTCAGCCTTACTCCGGCAGAACATGAAGCTCAACAGGCGTTCAGAACTGGATGCGCGTACTTTTGAGGAATATCTTATATCCGGTCTGCCTATATATAAAATTTCATGGGCTTATCGTCGTGGAAAACTGGACGTGTTCACTGATTATGTAAATCCGAACTTTGTATTCTTTCCTGACAGTCTTGATTTCAATCTTGCAGACATACGGTTTTGTGGTCTCCTTCATGATCTTGACTTCTCCGAGGTGCTTGCTTTGTTCTCACATTCGGATTCTGATGATATAAAGTTGAAGGAGATATATAACCATTGCCTTGATAATGAATATATCGCCTCGCAGTTCAGCCGTGACACACGCACGTCACAGATTGAATCCACCGATTTCTACTATCCTTCGGAATTCGGAAAATGCCGTGTTATTGAATTATGGACGAAGGAGAGGAGGAAGGCCTGGTTTTGTAATGATCCCTTGGAGAGTGAGCCTTATTTTGTTCCTTATGATCAGAAAGAGAGCATTAAGGAAATAAACCGTAGCCGTCTTGAACTTAATATAAAACGTAATCCTGATGGATCCCCCATGCTAGATACGGACGGGGCTCCCGTTACATTCATGGATCCGGATAAATATGCGGCTGAGAATCTGATCACTTATGAACGGAGAATCGAGACGTATTGGTATTACCGTTATCTTTCCCCGGACGGATTTGTGCTGGAGGAAGGACAAAGTCCGTATTGGAATGGATCCGAATCTTTCCATCCGTTTGTGTTCAAACCATATCCTTATATTGACGGAGAATTTCATCCGTTCATATCTGAAATTATCCCGTCTCAGGAATATTTCAATTACTACATGGTAGCCCTTGATTTTTATATTCGTAATGCGGCCAAGGGTGTGTTGATGATAGATGAACAGTCCTTGTCTGACAACATGAGTATAGAGGATATAGCGGAGCAGTATGTGAAGAGTAACGGTGTAATATTATATACAAGCAAAAGATCTGGCAATGCCCCTGATACAAAGACCGCATCATCCATCCCGGGAGGATTCGATTATATCATACAACTGTCACGCTCCATGGTGGAGGACGTGTCAGGAGTTCAGGCGGCACTACAAGGTAAATCGGGAAGTTCCGAGAGCGGTGTGCTTTATCAGGCAAAGGCCGCACAGGCCTCATCATCCATACTGGATCTTATAAATACATTCAACTCATTTCTTACTGAAGTGGCATATAAGGTAGTAAAGGTGATGCAATGTTTCTATACAGGTCCGAAAGCGGTCAATGTCGCCGGTGAATCCATTCCCTATAATATGGATACAATGTATGATATTGACATTGATATCTCAATTAGCGAGGATAGCGACAGCCCGGTATATAGGGCATTGACAAACCAGCTTTTAATGGCACAGGCTGAGAAGGGGCTTATACCGTTCAAGGCGGCATTGGAAGCCGGTAATTTCCCGAACTCCAGTAAGATTATAGCGGTACTGGAAAGATATGAGAAGCAGTTACAGGAGCAGCAGGCAGCGCAACAGATGATGTCGTAAGTAGTGATTGGAAATTTTAATATTTCTTATAATGATGGATTATACAACAATTAGACTGGTGGTTGTAAGTATTAAAAGTTAGTATAAATAATAAAGCAATGAGAGATGTAATTTACAATTTTATCAACGAGCACATGATGATACATATTGTGCTTATAGCCTTGTGTATTGCGGCTACAATGGGGGCGATGTTAGTGGATCTTATCACAGGAGTAATGAAAGCCAAGCAACGAGGAGAGGCAAGAACATCCACGGGGTATAAGAAAACAGCCGTCAAGGCGAAGAAGTATTTCACTCCATTTATAGAGTTGTGCTTCATTGATCTGTTATGCTGTGTGGTTATCCCCTTTCCTGTTTTTTCAATGATTTGGACGGGTTACTGCATTTTCTGTGAGTTTAAATCAGTTCGTGAAAAATCATGGGAAAAAGCGGAGTTGCGCAAGGCTGAGAAGACAATGAGTGTGATTATTGAGAATAAGGATGATATTGCCAAGATCATGGCTCAGATATTGTTTGACAACGAAAACAAAAAAGGAGGATAAGAAATGAAGTATTTTACAATTGCGGAATTATGCCGGTCAAATACAGCAGACCGGCTTGGAATTAACAACAGATGCAGACTGGAGCATGTGACTGCTCTGACTGCCTTGGTAGATAATGTGCTTGATCCATTACGTGAGTGGTGGGGAAAGCCTATAACAGTAAACAGTGCTTATCGCTGTCCGGAACTTAATGCGGCCGTCAAGGGAAGTAAGTCTTCTCAGCACATGAAAGGGGAAGCTGCCGATATTGATACTGGCGACCGTCAACAGAACAAGTTGCTGTTTGAGTTTATCCGCAAGAACCTGCCTTATGACCAATTGATTGATGAAAGCAATTTTGCATGGGTACACGTCAGTTATCGGGCTGACGGTGCCAATAGAAAACAAATGTTAAGTTTATGAGACAAAGAATCTATATATGGATTGCGGTAGCGATAGTACTTTTACTTGTCTTTTCGTGTAAAACCAGATATGTTCCTGTGGAGATCAAGACAACGGAAACAGTGGAAGTACATGATACCACCATAACAGAAAGACTGGTTCCATACAAAGATAGTACTGCGACACGTGACACTGTATCTTTTCTTTCCAACCCTTATGCGTACAGCTGGGCTAGATATTCAGGTGGAATATTGCAACATTCGCTGGGAATATGGCCAAATTCGGTACTTATAGTAACTGTACCTCATTATATGACGGTAACCAAGCGAATCGAAGTACCTAAGATTGTAGAGGTGGAGAAAAAATTAAACTGGTGGCAAAAAACAAAAATAGAGATAGGTGGATGGTCTATGATAATGAATATATTGCTTGTATCTATGATGATTGTCAGATGGTTAAGAAAGAAAGGAGGTGCCCGTAATTTATAGATTGTATTTTTTTCAATTCAGTCTTTCGTTATAACAAAAATCTTCGGCGGTCCGGATTGTAAGAAAAGGACCGCACGCTCCTTATCAGGTAGAAGTCGCTAAGGAGAAACAATACGTCGGAACAAGAATTGTTTTGCGGTCCCAGACTGCTTAACAATTTTCCGACGTATTTTGTTTATCCAAACAGTGATTATATGAAAAGTGATGAAATATATAAGGATGTATTGCAGGTTGTCGCTTCAGTGACGGGAATATCTGAAACAGGTATTATACATAGCAATAAAGAAGAGTGTGCGAATGCCAGATATCTTCTTGTGCGTTATTTAGCCAAGATTTTCTCTGACACGGAGATAGCGTCATTGACTAACAGAACCAAACAGGCTGTCGGCTCGATGCGGCGTAATGCTAAAAAACAAAGGGTATGGATTGTGGAAAACAATTGGAAAGAAATAGTAAACAAACTGGAAAATAAATATTTTATCTGCAAGTAACTTATTCCGTAATTTGCCTTTGCGGTCAATATTGACCGTGATATGTAAAATCATAATTATGGATAATGTAACAGGAATGAGCATCCAGGAATACGCCGCAATGCGTGAGTTGGAGTGCGAACACAAAAAGGGATGGGGCGCTACCGCTGCTATCTGGGTTATCGCTGCTGTGATTGTTATTGCCTTCTTCGTGTACAGTTGGCATAATAACTGTAATGAAAAAGTACAATTTGCAGTAGGGTTGGCTAATCTGACAGGACGTGTTAACTGTATGGAACCTGATGTTCGTTGGGCTGGGCAGCAGTTGTATGCTGCTAACGGTGCAATTTCCGCTACCGTTCAGGGAGTGGGCGACATGAAGGCCAATTTCGGTGAGCAGCTGTTCCAGTTGAACAAGGAGGTCTTCTACAATGACGGTTGTGGCTGTGGCCGTGGCAGAAACGGAGGTTGTGGCGGTTGTGGAAACCGTGAGTTCCGACAGACGTCTACATATAACTTGGCCAGTACCAATGTTACGGTGGATGAAACTTGCCGCAATTGATTTCGTGAGGGTGGGGACTCCACCCTCATTTATTATTAATCGTATAAAAGCTGGACTATGTTTAAATCAAGAATAGAAATTAGGGAGTTTGCGGTAAGACAGGCTGTTGAGTTGCTCGGCACTGGTAGTCCTCAAAAGGATATTGTCGCAAAAGCTAGAGATATTGAAGCCTATATAATAGGAGAGGCCGATTTGCCGGAAGTTTACAATGATACGGAAGCCATCAACGGTATTATGGGAAGTGCGATGCAGATGCTGCAAGGCATATCCTGTTCGGAAATTCCGGTAGAGGATAAACCTGCCAAAAAGAAATAAGAGATGAGGGTGTCCATGTTTCAGTCAAAGAAACCGCAGACAGAGTTGAAGTTTACGACACGTGCGGAAGCGTTCAGTTACATGCTTATGTATATGACTGAGGAAAAACATGCGGATCCGCTGGAGGCAGCGCAGAAAGCCAATGAATTTGCAGACATCTTCGCCAAGAACATGGGTATCCCTCTTAAAATAGAGCCGGAACCACAGGGTGTCGATAAATACCTGTCAATGGCTACCAAGATTGCTAATTATATAGAAGAACATCCTAAGGTGGTTGAATACGGCGTTCCGGCTTTGACATTCGTTGCCGGTCTGTTCACTGGGAAAAAAGTGGAGCAGGCCAATGATAACATGTATGGGCAGCGTCCGGTACCGCCTCAACCGCAGGAAGAAATAGATTTTGATAAAATACCTGATTGATTATGGCATTAAGGAAATTATATATTGTGGTGGATTGCGAGAACGACGAGCAGAAGGAAGCTGTTCAGACCGCATTCAACGAATTGTCTAATACGCGGGCTTTGACCAGCCGGACGGTTATCAGCATGTATCCGTTTTTCAAAAAACATCGTGATGATCTGTTTGAGCTGTTCAATATGGTCAAGACAGGCGGTGTCAAATCGTTGTTGTCTGTAAGAGGTGGAACATTGATTAATAACTTGAGAAAGGGTTGATTATGAGAGTGGAAGGCAAATGTATAGGTGATTGCAGCAAATGCCAGTTGCTGGCAAATGGTGAGGTGGATATGATTCCGTGCATTCTTGACCAGATTTTTATCCGGACAAGGAAAATCGAGAAAGAAAACGCTTTTATCAGGAGAAGTCTTGATTCCATGATGCAGGACAGAAATACAATCCAACTTGCCGGTTTGAGTGATAACGAAGATAAAACAGATTGATTATGAAGTATACATTCAAAGAAATGTTGGACGATGCGAAAAGGGCGGGTCTGACAAGTGACAAGGTCATGATGCGCAGTGCGGAAAGCATGAGCGAGCTTCTGTGCCTTGTGAAGGAAGAACATCCGGAACTGTACTGGAAATTTATGCGTGAGCAACATGGAATCATGTATGGTAATCATTACAATGAAGCTTTTGCGATGTTTGATGTCGGCATGATGAGGTACATTGATAGGGATGGAAAGAAATGTGAGGGTGCGCATTGGACGGCGGAACAGATAGAGGCAAGTACCCGGATGATGGGATTTCCGGCTGGAACTACGAAATGGGACAAGTATGTAGCGTTCAATGCCTTTTATTCCGATCTTTGCACAGTTTATAATGATGAACAGATCATTAAAGGTGCTCATAAGTTCTATTTTGAGGATCAGGACTGGGGGGACACAACAAAGATTTGGGATTATGTGTATTGCAAGAATGCAATGGTCTGATTCTTTGTAACAGACGGTTTGTGCTTATCAAAAACCGAACCGTCTGTTTTTGATAAGCACTATGATTCCAGTTTTTCCCGTATTTCCTTCAGAAGCCGGAAAGAGCCTGCCATCTTGTAATTCCCAAGATTCTGTTTTGCCTGCATTATAAGGCTTTCTACTGTCAGAGGGAGGTCGGGAGAAAATGAGGATTTGTTGATTTGCAATGTTTTCGGTAATTCTCTCGTATTAAACCATTCCACCATTTCCCTTAATTCTTCCTCTGAGTAAGCTTCATGTGTTTTTGCATTTTTCATAATGATCTTGTTTTTGATTTCCGCAAAGATACGAAATTGAAAGCAAATCACAATTATTCAGTATTACTTGTAGAAGATTCAGGAGTGTGTGAACGTATCAAGGATCTAGCTATTGCAAATTCAGATTCCGCACCGGCATTTTCATTTATTGAAATATGATAGAGACCGGCTGCATAATATGCCAATGCTCCTGCATATTTGTTATGAAGGTTGATTTCTCCGTTTTCTGAGATTGAAGGAGTTGGAATATACCTGAGACTGTATCCCCCCTGTTCTTTTACTGCATGGGCAATGATTGACCTCATGGTATCGTTGGTGATGAATGCTACCGGTATTGAGGGACCATTACCTACACCGGGAGCTGATGAATATTGTGCGCTGTATAGTGGCGAATTGTCCGGATATAACATAGTGACCGGATATCTCCACCCAGTCAGGTTCACACTGACAAGCCTGATATAGTCCGCAGGTATTTTTATGCAGGCAAAAAACAAACCGTCAGGACGTTTCTCGAATGAGATTGAGGATGAATCTGTCATTTCCGAAGCTTCGGCCATCACCCCTTCGTCATTCATCAGTGCGAGTAGCGCGAGTCTGATGAACTCTTTTAATGCCTCATCGGTCTCAATCGTGAAACTGTCTTCTTCTGTCGCACTCTCATTGATGATTGTGCGTAAAGTCTTTAGTATATCTTTGACAGGTATCATGAGGCTTAGTCTAATGGATAATTGGGAAATTGTATGCCGTGTTCTTTGCATAATGAGGACAGAGCCTCCTTATTTCCACATTGCGAGCGCGGTACTTTGAATCTGACCTCAAAAAAATCCTTCGCTTCAAGGAATGAGGTCACATTTTCAATATCCTCTTGTATGTCTCTGTCTTCTTGAATGCCTTTTTCTTTGGTCGGTTCTGCGCTTTCGGATTCTTTTTCTTCCTGCTTAGAAGATGCCGGAGGAATATAGGTGCACATCCGCTTTCCAAGGATGCTGTATCTTTGTTTTACCTCTGTTTCCTGTAATACGGAATTTACGTCATTTTCGTCATGTATTACATCTTCATCTTCTTCTATTGTTTCGGTAATGCGTCCTTCCCGATACCATTTGTGCGCCCTGATTTTCTCAGCCAGTTCTCTATCCGTTGTATGATAGGTTGATTTGCCACGGAAAAAAGCGGAGAAGTTGACGTACATCATCCGTCCGCAGTGAATGACTGCAAATGACAGTGAGGAGCTCGCAACGAATTTATAAAGTTTCTTCATACATTATTAATAATGATGAGGTGGATTTCTCCACCTCTGATGATGATTAAGGTTCTATTATACAGTCTGGGATTCAGGAACTGGAATCTCAACATATTCCGGAATGGACAGACGCGCGTGGGCATCTGGGAATCCAAGTGTCCAGCAGGAGAACTCCTGCATGACAACAGCGTCACTGTTACTTATGAACAGTTCTTTCAGATTGTATGTGCTGCGCTCCCAGTTCTGGAATACCCATTTGTCAAGATATTCAGGATCAAGAGAGAAACCTCTTCCGTTGAATCCCCAGGCGTTGAACAGGTCATGGCGGTAAAACAGAAGTTTTGTTCCCATGCTTTCGAATGACTGGAAGTCAAGTCTCCATTTGTTGTAGTCACGTTCCGGCTCGAAGATACGTGTGCGGTTGTTGGTCTTGATCTTGCATAATGCCGCATAGATGGTATTGTCAACAAATACAAGTTTTGTGCGGCTTCCGTTACCGGCACCTTCAATGATGCGTCCTACAAGGTCTACAAGCTCATCCTCCGAGATTACATATTGCTGCACATATTTTCCTTCTTCCACCACAGGATTTCCGGCAGAGTCAAGCACTTTTTCCCAATGTCCGATTTCAAGGTCTTTTCCGGCGCGGTACCAGATACCTTCACAAGTATATACATTGCCTTGTCCGTTCACCGCATGTTTGCTCTTGATTCCGAACAGTCCGGAGGCTTCCATACCGATACGCATGTCTTCCATTGCCATCCGTTCCACACGTGTGAATGACCATTCCACCTCGGTCTTACTCAACCGGTCATAGATAGTCTGCTCTACCTGCATGATAAAACGCTGGCAATATTGTTCGTCCGGAGACGGAAGCTGGTAATATCTTCCTGTAGACACGTCCTTCTCGGCGGCAGCACGTCCCATTCTTAGAAGGACGGTACCCTTTGCAAGGGTAGGAATAAGATAAGGGTTCTTATTGTTTGATTGTTTTCCGTTTACGGCATAGACAAGCGGAAGGTTGGTCTCACTGTTGATTGCGTGCACGCGCAGCATCAATGGGTGTTCAGGATCCACTTCATCGGTACCGGATTTGTAACCGGAAACAAACGTTCCGTCAGCGTTCAGGACAAGAAGCGTATCCATTGCGCCCACAATGTTATTATCCTCCAGTTCTATCGCTTTCGGAGTCTCGGTAGTCATGGCTTCAAGCTGCTTGGCAAGGGTAGCCCGTAGCGGACGCTGTCCGACACTGTAGTACTTGATTACGATGCTGTCCGATTTGTTTGTCGCCCCATGGCGCAGAATCTGATCAATAGGCGTGCCGGTAAACTTCATCTCGACAATTGTCTTGTCGATCTGCTTCACGTACCATTCCGCGTCCATGATTTTCTCGTTCTTTGTTACGGAACTTTCCTCGCCTACTACCTTTCCGCCATCCCCTAGATCCTGGACTGAGCCTCCGTCCGAAGCATTGGCGGCACATGCATAACCTCCCCCGGTCGCTCCGGCAAGGAACATGAGCAATACGGAAAAGAAAAATTTGAATGTTGATTTTAACTTTTTCATTGTTCTCGATTTGTTTTTAAATTTATAAATAAAAGTTGTGATATGAGCCTGAAAGCGATAGACGATTAAATACGTCTCTTCATGTCTTTATAACGTTGTAGGGTAGGATCCTCCACTTTTTCCTCACCTCCTCCGTTCCCGCCTCCTCCAAGGTCCGTCGGAGCTTTTTCCGCAAGATTCCTGTGTATGGCTCCCGGACGTGCGGTACGTCCCTGTTTACGTCCTTCCTCTCGGGCGGCTTCTATTTCCATGTCCATATTGAAGGCATGGATGATTCTTTTCCAGTCTTCCGCATCCAGTTCGTGCCGGATAATTTTATGAATGATACCGTCTGTATCCTGTGTTCCGTACAGCCATTCCAACATGGAAACTACATTCGCCTCATCAACATTGACCTGCCGCACGGCTTCTGTCAGTGCCTCATCTGTTTTGCGCAGCTTCTCTTCCGCATCTCTTTTTCTTTTTTCCTCATCGGCCGCCTCCTTTATCCGGGCAGCTTCTTTCTCTTTTGCTTTTTTGATGGCCTCTTCCGTTGTTGCAGCTTCCCTGATATCATCCCCGTAATTGGTTATCAGATATTCCACAAGAGAGAACGGTTCACCGTTCTCATCCATGCCGCTTGCCAGACCGGTCAGGATGCCGGCGGCTCTTGAGTCTTCTGCAAGAACTTTGTTGAGGTTCTCTCTCTGTGATTCACTATCGTCATAACGTTTGAAAGAGTCATCAAGGAATTCGCCGACAGCGAGGTCGTCCTCAAGGTCGAGGTCCGGTTTTCTGGATGAAACAATGTCTCTCCATGATTTTCTTTCTTTTTTTTCTTCCATGATATGTCATTGTTGTCTTATACTGACAAATTTAGCAGTATTTGTTCAAGCCGGATTGATATAATGCAATCTACAGGAAGTACATTCGCCATCATTTAAACAGGAGGTCACATGAAGCACAAGGGAAATATCAGCGAAATACAATTGATAAGGAACAAGGAGATTGTACGTACATTCATCGAATTGAAAAAGACCTGTGCGTTCTCCTACTACAAGGATATATGCAAGGAGATTGCGGGCATGAAGGCGAAGCAGCATTATGTCAGTGAGGACCGGGCTTACGTGATCTTATACAGATATCTGACCGAAGGCAATATACCTGATTGCAGTCTGTATAAATATGAAATGTATTCCAGTCTGATCCGTTGTTGCCTTGATATCATGAAAAAGAAATCGGAAGCGAATCTCCGTCTTATCGTAAGACTTGCGATAGAGAGGCCTTCCGATTCATTCGGGATAAGTCCTGACCGCATACAGCATATTTTGTGGAAAGCTGGAATGAAATAGGTGTACCGCTATGAAAATGAGATATTCCATGGGGCTTTACTTGTGCATGGCCGTGTTATTGCCGTATCATGAATTCCTGTCAGGAAGTCACTGGCTTTATATGTTCGGACATTCCGGATGGCTTCATTATCTTCTGAACGGGATGGCATGGGCTTTTCTATGGAAGGTGATAACCCCTGCACGGACGCTGGTCGCATGGATGTTCGCTGTCGGAATATCATTTTTTATTCCTTCCGGCAGTCCTGTGATCGGATGGAGTGTCATTATCTACTATTATACGGGCTTGTGCCTGTCCTCCATGGATGGGGGAAGGCGTAATAGGCTGTTTGCCATAACCGCTCTCGGTTTCTTTCTGCCGCATATTGCGGGTGGATATCATGCGGCTATGCTGGCGGCCGGATGGATATTGCGTAAACTGGAGGTTGGATGGCAAAGAACATTAAAATAAACCATATAGAAACTCTTTTCTCAGCTATTGTCATAAGGAATGCGGAGGAGATGATCCGCAGGAACCGTGAACGGGAAGCGGAACTGTTCAAGTCCTACAACCCGTTGACAGGGGAGAACGCTCCCGGAAAACGGAAGAGGATATATCTGGATGATTTTATAAATTCATCTGTTTTCCTTCCTATCGAGATGTTCTCCACCGGTTTTATCTATAAACTGGATCTTGCCGGAAGTATAGAGGAGTTCTGCTGGCAGACATACGGGGAATATAATGAGGATCTTCGTAATACTGTCATTCAGGAGTTTCTCCGTTACTGGGCCAAATACGACTTTTATTTCTATTGTTATGCGTATGCGCGTATCAAAAACAAAGAAGGAGGGGAGGATGTGCCTTTCCTGCTACGTCCGGCGCAGGTAAAGCTGGCTGAGACGTTTGAAAGGATGCGCCGTGCCGGCAAGCCTATCCGTGTCATATTGTTGAAGGCCCGCCAGTGGGGGGGATCCACATGCACACAGATATACATGTCATGGATACAGATAATGCATGTGAAGAGCTGGAACAGCATCATTGTCGGACATCAAGGGGACAGTGCGGCTGAAGTTAAGGATATGTATGTCAAGCTCATAACCCAACTTCCTGAATTCCTTTTTTATGAAGAAGGGGTGGAGTTTGACGGCTCTCTTCCGAAGATCAAGGGAGGGGGAACTTCTAACATAAGTCTTATACCTTCCCGAAACTGCAAAATCAAGACGGCAACCGCGATGAATCCGGAGGGCGCCCGTGGTGGTGATTCGGCCATGGCGCATTGTACGGAGGTGGCGTTTTGGCCTCAGACGGAAAAGATGGATCCGCAAAAACAGGTGAAATCATCCTGTTCGGGAATCCTGTACAAACCGTATACGATGATTGTGTATGAAAGCACGCCGAACGGGCAGAATTTCTACAAGGATGAATGGGATCGTGCCAATGGAACGGATGATCATGGGGAGAGACTGTCCGCATTCGAGCCGTTGTTTGTCGCATGGTGGGAGATAGAGGAATATCGTCTCGATCCGGAAGATATGCTGGAATGGGCCTGTACCCTGATAGAAAGGCGTAACGATAAGTCCGGAAACTGGGACTATATGTACTGGCTGTGGACTATTGGAGCGACATTGCAAGGCATCTACTGGTACAGGCAGAAGATGAAGGAATATGCGGACATACAGGACATGCAGCAGGAGTATCCGTCCGATCCGGTGGAGGCATTCAAGTATTCTGGGCAGCTTGTATTTGACATTTACAAGGTAGAACAACTCAGAAGGTTCTGCCGTGAGCCGGTATTCCAGGGGGATATTACCGGAAAATCCCCGAAAGGTGAACAGGCTGTCGAAGGGCTGAAACTGTTCAGGCGTAAAGGAGGGGAATTGAAAATATGGGAGATGCCAGACAAGACATGGAGGTTGGAAAACCGCTACTTTGTGTCAGTTGATATCGGGGGGAAATATAGGACGAGTGATTACTCTGTGATTACTGTGCTGGACCGCGCGGATATGATGGCCGATAGCGGAGTGCTCAATGAGGACGCTGGACCGCGTGTGGTGGCGGAATGGTACGGGCATACAGATCCGGACCTGCTTGCGATCAAATGTGCGCAGATTGCGTCATTCTATAACAATGCTCTGCTCATTGTCGAGAACAACACGGCTTACAGTAAGCTTAATGATGTAGACACAGACAACGTCAGCGAATTGTTCTTTCCCATTCTTATCCCTCTTTATGATAATGTATATGCGCATAATCGGAGCGAGTTGGAAAAAAGGAGCCAGAAAGAAACCAGATGGGGGTTTAATACCAACCGTAATACAAAAGTGGCCATTATTAAGTATATGGAACAGTGTGTGCGTGACAAACTGTGGATAGAGCGTGAAACCGGAATGATAAAGGAATTGGGATGGTACATGAAATATCCGAACGGCAAATACGGCGCGCTTGCGGGGAAGCATGATGATCGGGTAATGAGCAGGGCAATAGGATTATACGTGAGCCGTTTTGAATGGGACAGATATCCGGTGAGGGTGTTGCCCACTATGGAAGAGAAAATGAATAACATGAAACGCCTCAACAGGTCGGCGACGGGTGCGGAGGCTATATTATATAAAAATTAGTAACATTATGGGAAAAATTAAGTTGTTTTTGAAGGCGGTAAAAAGCCTTGTGCAGAAACGCAGGATCGCAAGTCTGTGGAAGTCCAGCTTGTTATTGAAAAAGGCGATAGAAGAGGCTGAGGAAAAGAATAAACAGGACGGAAGGCGTTATTTTGTCATATGGGATCCTGCACAACAGAAGCTCATCTCTATCACTTATGATTATTATAAGGACAGGTGGGACAGTTATAAATATCTTCTTCATCGGGGAAGGTTCCGTATGCGAATGAACCGAGGGCAGTTGAAAGAGATGTGCTTTTATTACACGAAAAGCAAGAACGGCTTACCTTCCTGTCAGGACGAGGAAAGAAAGGAGAAAATGATAGAATGGCAGAATTATTATCATCGTCTGCTGGTTAGTGACAGGATTCGTGTTATTTCTCGTTGCTGGAATTTAAAGTCATTATGGAAGAAGATAACTTTGCGCTCAAATAAAATAGCACATAGGTATTAGTTTAAGGTTTTAGGGACTCGGGCTTGTGAAAGTCTGAGTCCCTTTTATTATATACATTTCATTGTGAAGCTCTTGCTTATCTTTGAATAATAAAAAATATATTTATATGGAAAGATTTGATTCTTGCTTTCATCCTCATCATGCATGTGATCCTCATCCGAATGAATATCATGAAAATATTCATTATACGCCTGATCAGATTAATGCATTGCTGGGGCTTATTCCTTATAAGGCGGACAGAGCCGAAGTCCCTAAAATGGAAACGTTGAACGATGTCAATTATATAGGTCATGTGGCAACTTCTGAAGCGTTGCCGGACAAGATGGAACAACCGTCATGGGCACTTGTCGGTAGTGTGAAGAAAACAAAGCCGTATTTCTACTATGTTGAAGGATTTGTTCCTAAAGGATATCGGGCCGGATGGAATGATTTGAGCGGTGTTCTGGGAACTTATGATCTCACAGTCGATAAGGTGAGCATCTTCGATTATAATCTGCTGACTGAATATAATGTAAGCCGTAATCATACCCAAGATACCCGGATATTCTCACATGATTGGAAGGAACAGAGATATTTCAGTGCATTTCCTGATTATGTTGAAGGGAAGAAATACAGACCCTGTGATCGTGTCAACATGCCGGGGTACACAAAAACGTCATTTGTAGCACAACGAAGCACGTCCGAGGCCCCTTTTGTTGTAAAGAAGAGCAATGTGTTTACTTTTGAAGATGCCATAGCGCTTGTACCGGAGGAATACAGAATACCCGGCATGAAGGTCACGTTTGTTTCTGCTTACACCAATCAGGCTGAAACATGGTATTTTAAGGGAAATTCTGCTTCGCTTTGGAAAGACAAGAAAAGCTGGTGGAAGATTGATTTAGAGGCGGAGCGTAATGAGATTCATGCTGAAGAGGTATTCATTCAGAAGATGGAAGCACCGGAGATGGTGGCTGATAGGGCCATAGCGGATGAGAACGGCAACCGTATACCGGACACTTATCTTACACGCAAAGCTGTCAGACGTCACATTGAGGATACATTCAATGATATGTTCATTGATAATCCTCCTACCGTGATGGACGGGATGATAACGCCCGAGATGCTTAGTGAATCCACCAAACAGCTTATCGGTAACAAGAGCATAACCAATTTTGCGGATGATGAGGATATTACATCGGTTCACGGTCAACTGAAACTGGCTAATAAAAGGTATGATCCGAATAATTACTCAGGGAAGGGAAGATGTTATCTGCGCAAGAATCTTGTGGCAGGGCGAAATATTCTGACCCAGTCCATGATATGTTGGTCTGATACGATTTATGTCATACAGTATGATTATGATTTGGAGGGGAAAACTATCACTATTCCGTCAAAATGCACTTTAGATTTTCAAGGAGGGGGATTTAGTAATGGTACTGTCGTTGGCGACAATACCAAAATTGAAGCAGGACTGGAAAAGATATTTGGTGCTATAACAATAAATGGTAGCTGGGATGTGGCGGCAGCTTGTCCTGAGTGGTTTGGGGCACTTCCAGATGGAGTACATGATTGTACTGAATCTATACAGGATACCATTAATAATTTTGATATTGTTAAATTAAACAATGGAATTTATTTTATAGGTAATACGATTCAGGTAAGAAGTAATATTACTTTGTTTGGAGAAAAAGGTAAAACTATCATAAAATCTCCAACTACTAAGGAGTTTGATGTAAATGATTTACCAAATGCGAATACCCTTCCTTATATTTTTTACTCTGAAAAAGCTGTGAAAGTTCTATTTAGAGGGCTTTCTTTTATATTGGGGGATTACTATAATGGTATAGGTTTTAGGCAAAGTGTCAATGGGGATACGGATGAGTGGGACGCTAAAATATATGTAGAAAACTGCCATTTTGAGCATGGGTATAGAGCTGTAAGTATTGAAAGGACTTATAGAGAATGTAGAATAATAGATTCTATCTCATATTACGCATGCGGTGACTATGCTTTTTTTATGGAAGGAACTGATAATTCTATTCATAATAGTACGGTTGGGAGTTGTCAACAAGGAGGTATTTATTTATCTCAAAATTCAAGAATGTCTAATTGTAAAGTTTTTGTTGCCAATAAAGCCTGGAGATATAAATATGATGCTGTTACTCCTAGAAGTAAATACGCAGTTTATGTAAGTGGCAGTTATTGCAATGTAACAGGCTTGGATATTCAACAAAATTGTGCAAATGGTATTTATGTGGGAGGACATGATAATTATATTCAAGCTGTTCTGAATGCTAATGGGTATCAAAGAGATAAACAATCCTCAATATTATGTGCTAATGCTGTTTTGAAGTGTAGTAATAGTATATTAATATTTACTTCAACCACAGGCTTTTTAAATAGTTATGTATCTCATTATCTATATTCTGTAGGAAGCCCAGCTTATGCTGTTAAAGGTAATTATATAAATATAAATACGCATGATGAACCAGGAGAAGATACTCCTTATGTGTTAAGCAATTTTTCAGCTTTTAATAATATAATATTTAATGGAGCGAATATAACTAAATGCCATAATCTTCCTGAGGATTTTGTTAAAAACAACATTCATTCAGAAAATGTATCTAGGGGAGAAAGAATGTATGTTACAGTTGGTGCTGGCAAAGCGGTTTCTTTTGATTTGGATGTTACAACTTTTATCACACAATATACTGTTATACATCAGTATTTAACTTTTATAGTTAATCCGTCATTAGCAGTCGTAGATACGCCCTTGTATGAAGTTGGAAGATATAAATTAATAGTAAATGTTGACAACATAGATTATACTCTGAAAACCGATATGTTCCAAAACGGGTTAGTATCAATAGAATCTATTAAATATTTATACGATATAATACCGGACCCGAAGGATTCACAGTGTAAATTAAGATGGGAATTAGCAAATACAAGTAAATCCGCTATAAACTTGGCAATTGATTACCCTATAATTGAAATATATAAAAATAATACAGGTTATGGAAGCAGTTATGAAACTAATATTATTCCGACGGATTTGAGTAAAGATTTTTGTAAGGATAAGAAGGGAATTTATGGGAAAGTTGCAGATAATACTTATGATATTAATTTGGGGATTATAAGGTTTAATAATGCAATTTCTGATCCTCCGGAATCTTATGAATACATTAAGATAACTAAAGTTCCGACAAGCGGTTTTCGTTTTTTATATTCGACATATAGGATATTAACCGAATATTCTTTGCTATATGTAGATAATAAATTGTATATACTATCTGATAGATACGATACTGGCAATGATTCTTTTTTAAATATAAGATGGATATTTGACCCTGTTTCTTATACATTAGACATTTGGATTAAAGTTTCTTCAAAATATGGCAAATTGATAGTGAGAGATACCAAATGGGCTACTCTTAACACTTATGAGTGGTTCCCTAAAAATACAGATCCATATCCGGTAGAGGCTGTTGATGCTGAATTTATTACCTCGGATATACTTACTTTGCCTGATACTTTAATTGGGATAAAAACCTATGATACGTTTGGAAATATATTAACCTGGTCTAAGTCTGATTGGATAAATCCTGACGGAACTTTAGCGACAAAGGTTGTTTTCGCAAGTAAATTAAATGATTTTATTAAAAGTAATACTATATATAATATTATCAGATATATAGATTTGGAAGGAAAAACTCTTACTGTTCCTGATAATAGCGTGCTTAATTTTATTGGAGGTACTATTGGAAATGGAACTATAATTGGAAATAAAACTAAAGTCATAAATCTAAATGTTGATAGAATTGTTTTATCAGGGACTTGGTTTGATTCAGGAATTACTTCTAATAGACCTACTAATGTTTTAGTAGGATTTCAATATTTTGATAGTACATTGTCGAAACCTATATATTATAAAGGTAATAATGAGTGGGTTGATGCTACAGGTGCAACAGTATAATAACGATAATTAAAATAAAAGCCATGTTACAAGAATATCAAATAAGAATGCTAGAAGAGTATAAGCAACTTAATGACCGGGTGGAAAAGTTGGAGAAATTCATCAATGAATCTCCGGTATTTTCTAAAATGGAAGTGCATAAACAAATACTTCAGCGTTGGCAACTGTCGGCAATGAAATCATATCGTGATGCCTTAAAGAGAAGATGTCTGGCAGAAGGATTTTCTCCGTTGACTGGGGATGGTCTGGAATAAATGTTAATTCTATAACTTTTTTAAAAAACATCATGGAAGATAACAACATACAAGATTCTTGCTGCAACAGCAAGTATGCAAGTATCAGGCAGATGGACAAGCTTGATGAAATGTTGGGAAGAAGATTCCCTTTCTATCCTCGTACAGTGATACAGGCGATACATGACGGAAGAACTGGCGCGTCGTTGGAAGCGATACTGGCACAGTATAACAATATTTATGTGCAGTATCAGGGTACAGCGGGACGTACGAGAAATATTGTTCCGAAAGAAATGAGGCGTAAGGGGATCATCATATCATACGTGGATATGCAGGGGAATGCCATAACCGAGAAATGTGTGAATGATGCACAGAGGGACAACTTTCACTGGGGGCTTGATGTCAACTGGGTACGTGTGGACGAACTAACACTCTCTGGAGATATTTCCGTATCGGTAAAAGGCACATGGGTGATTAACGGTGAGGATACCGGCATAGCTGCTTTGGGGCCCAAAGGGGATAACGGACTTACCCCGTGGCTCAAAACGATAGATAACAAGCTTCACTTCTCCTATGATAACGAGACATGGGAGGTGTGCTCGGATTACATTGCAGCTTATTTCCGTTTTCAGGATAACAAATTCCAGATATCGCGGGATAACAAAACATGGTCAGATCTTAGCGGAGAAGTTACAAACAGTTTGTCTATTAAAGCCTATGTAACAGATAAATCACAATATCCTAATCCTAAGCAGGGTGATATGATTATGGTGGGACCTACCTATGCGGACGATGATACCGAACATACCAAGCCCATCTACCACCTGAATATTTATAATGCCGGCGGATGGGTGGATCACGGTCCGTTCCAGTCCATCAATGCCGGTGTGGTGCAGGAACTGGGGAATAGCGAAACTGAAGTCATGTCACAGAAGGCTGTAAGTGAGAAAATTTCCGAGTTAGCTCTACAAGGTAAAATTTTAAAAAATGTTACAGGAATAATACAGGGAGAATATAACACAGGTAGTGACAAAGTGGAAAATAATCATAATGCTAATATTCTACAGATGGTAGATATCAATTCTCACGAGGGAGACAGGTATCTATGTTTAGGCTATGCATCACAGAATTATAGATTATGGGCTTTTACCGATGCTGATGGTAATATACTAACTAAATCTAAAAGTACAGATATTGATCTTACAGATTCAGGCGAATATTGTATTGCACCTAAAGGAACTGTTAAAGCTATATTCAGTTGTTATATTTCATATAAAGATAAATTTGCAATATATAAAAATGGTCAGATAAATGATATTAATGAAAGACTTGAAAAAGTTGAGCCATTGCTTGGTATCACTTATAAACTAGACCATGAAGCGGAACATTTTACGCCCCAATTTTATGACTCGAATGAGAGTGTTGATGCGAAGTATAAGACTAATGGGGATGCAATTATAGAATCTTTTACGCCTGAAGTTAAACAAATCATTGATACAAATGCTTATCCAGGATGTGTTTATAGTGTAAAGGGATATGGCGGTAAAAATTATCGGTTGTATGCCTTTGTAAATAAAAAAAATATTATTATAGAAAAAGATCTTATAGAGGAACACGATTCAAGTAATTCAGCAATAATTGTCGAAGCACCATCTGGTACGGTTAAAGCAATTTTTAGTAGTTATACATCATATCCATTAACTGTATCTAAAAACAACGTATCGATACGAGCTTTAAAAACAATGGATAATGATTTATCTGATATCAGTAATATTATTCACGAAACGTATCCGGGGAGGTATGATACAAGTGGATCTATCTTGGTTGAAACATCGCCTAATTATGCGGTAAATCAAATAATAGATAATACTGAAGAAGGTGCGATTTATGCGGTAAGAGGGTATGGAGGTAATTCATATAGATTATGGGCTTTTACCGATGCTGATGGTAATGTTATTGAAAAATCCGCTCAAGGGCTTGACGAATCTAAATCAGCGGTTCTGTTAGAAGCTCCTTCAGGAGCTGTCAAAGCTATATTTAGCAGTTATGTGGCGTATCCATTGACTGTCTCTAAAAATGGAATGTTTACTCAAATTTTATCCAATAAAAGCCATCTTAGTAGAAAACGTGCAGCATTTTGTGGTGATTCTATTATGATTGGTCAGGACAATAAAGAATCAGTTAAGAGTTTGACATACTATATATCTAAGGAAACTAATTTGAAATGTACAAATTGGGCTAAAGGCGGATCTGTTATATTATATCCATTTTACACGGGGAATGCTTATAGCATATATTGGCAACTCACTCAAGTCGATAAAAATAGTGATTATATTATTCTCCAAGGCGGAGTAAATGGGGTTAATTTAAATGACTCAGGCAAGCCTAATTATGCTCCTATGGGTAGAATTACTGAGGGTTTTGATGAAGAATTGCAATTGAATACACAAATAGGATGTTTGGAGGCGATCTGTAGATATGCAATAACACAATTCCCCGGTAAGAAGATAGGTTTCATCATAACTTATGACATTAGCAATTATGAATATTGGAGAGATAAGGTCGTAAAGTTTAAAGAAGTATTAGATAAGTGGGGAATACCTTATTTAGACTGGAGACATAGTGGAATTAATTTGGCATCCTATGACATAAGAGCTGTATATGGAGTCGACACTTGGAGTGAATATGAGGAGTATAGTAATAAAAAAACTTATAAAACTGATGATAAGGTTATTTATCAATCTAAAGCTTACAAAGCCAACCAAGATATTGACTCTCCCGAGGAATGGGACTCGTCTAAATGGACTCTCATATCATCTGACAGGTATGACGGTTGGCATTGCAATTCTCTTGCTTATCAGCTGTTGGCAGACAAGACAATTAAATGGATGGAGTCTTTGTAGTTCAGTATAGTAACTGGAAAAGTTTTTTTAATATAAAACTGGCGCAGTCTGCCTCTGCGCCAGTTGGCTTATGCCTTAATGTACTTCCATATACTCCGGAGAGCAGGTATCAGTCCAATCCACTAAACTTCCGTAGGAAATTGGCCTCCGGAGAGCCCGATTATTACCCATATTACAGGAACTACAGCAAAAAGAAAATCTAGGGTATCAAACACAAACCGCCCTACCTCTTTGATAGCGTTAGGCTGGGCATTATCACGCCCAACCTAACATTTAATTTTATTGTCATTCATATTCGAATGTTTTTATTAGTTAAACAATTAGGTTTACCGTTTTGTTTTACGTCAACCGGCTCTTTGCTGACGATAAAGAAAGCATTGATAATGCAAATATATCAAAAAGCTAGTTCCATTATTCCATGAAAATGAAACTTTCTATATCGTTTTTTATTTAACAATTCGAATCGGTACAATTCCATCGGTCCAAACAATATCATTTCCGTTCCATTTGAAGTGGATGGACTTTTTTCCTGATAGTTGATTTGCGGAAAAATAATATTCTTTTCTGAAATTGCAGTCATTTTCGTGAGTAACTGTTAGGTGAAGACTGTCTTTTTCTTGTCGTCTTTCAATATCGACTTTATAGGTGGATTTATCTTTTCTTGAAGAAGGGCGTATTACCCGTGTCCTTTCGATTGTTCCCATATTATATAAATTAATAGCCATATTTTATATAAGACATGCAAGATTTGGCATTGTCAAGTTCCGATTCCCAAAATATTCTATCAAACCCTAAAAATAAAGATGATTCTGCGGATTCTATAGCGTTTCTAGCCTGTGAGGCATATTCAATATCGTTTTCAATCCTTTCCTGTAGTTCTTCTATTTGTAGGGACATGTTCAGAATCGTAGAGTTCAGGTCAGTATTCTTGTTTTTTAGTCTGTCCACTTCTTCTCTAAGGTTGTAATTCTCCATTTCTAAATCTTCATATTTGCTTTTGCTGACACATGAACCTAAGAATAGGATTATGAATGTAAGTAATATTGATTGCTTCATAGTGTTAAAATTTAAAGACGAGACAAATATAGCGATTTGTTCATGAATGTAAAATATTTGCATGGAATTTTGTATTTTTGCATCGCACATAGCGATGTGCATCAGGATTTGGACGGTTCCGATATAGTTTCGGACCGTCTTTTTTTTGTTTTCACACTGGTTGGTCTTGTGTATGTTTATCCAATATGTGACAAGGGCGGCTGTCTTTCCCAGATTGCCGCCCTTCCTGTTCAATAATGATTAGTAATCAGGTATAACAAAGGTATACAAAGATATAAAACAATCTTATTAAAAACAATCGGTAATGTAAAATCTTGAGATTTACATTGTAAATTACAATTACATGCGTATTTTTGTGCAAAAAATATAAAGTATATGAAAAGGTTGGTTATAGCTTCATTGTTTCTATTTCCTTTTTTGCGACAAATGCTGTGGGATGGATAGATGTTTAAGATACATGAAAACTATGAGTCTTTTTCTTGTTTTCTATGGAATGAAATATTACTTCCCTAGCTGGATATATGTTTGTTATATCATATATAAAGAATCTGAATAATGTGATTGGTTTGATTAGCCTCTCCCGAGCTATTGAAAAGTTGAATTAAATAAATTACTGTTATGCTACAAAGATTAGAAGTTATTGATTTTTTGCGAGGATTCTCTATTTTTACCATTGTGTTAATGCATTTGTTGCAAAGTTTTCCGATAAGTCCGTTCTTAATGGCTGCTTCATCTTTTGGTGGGGCAGGAGTACATGTATTCATCTTATGTAGTGGATTTGGACTTTATTTATCATATTTAAACAGACCGCTTACTTATATTCAATTTTTGAAACGACGTTTTTTGAAAGTTTATTTGCCGTACATAATAATTATATTGATAAGTGCTCTGATTCCTTTTTATAATACCTCATCGGATAAACTTCTTCAAGTACTTAGTCATGTATTCCTTTTTAAAATGTTTTTCAATGATTTGGAAAGTTCTTTTGGATTGCAGATGTGGTTTGTCTCAACAATTATTCAGTTTTATTTGTTATGGCCTTTGTTGTTGAAACTATTTAATAAATCTACGGGGGTGATTTATGCTTTGCTGATAAGTCTGTTATGGACTACTATTGTAGCGATGCTTGGGAAAAGCGATGTGCGTGTATGGAATAGTTTCTTTTTACAATATCTTTGGGAATTTGTTTTGGGTATGTATTTAGCTAAATGCTATAAACTTAATGTAAAAATAGTCAATTCGTTGAATTTTAATATATTAGTACCTGTCTGTATAATATGTGTTGCTCTTACAGGATTTGCTGGAATAAAAGGAGGCATTTGGAAATTATATAATGATATTCCTTCTATGATTGGATATTTGTTTGCGTTGTTGATTATATATAAATTACATATAAAACCTATTAATGGCTTATTTATGTTTACTAATAAGATTTCTTATGAATGGTACTTGGTGCATATACTGGTCTTTAGTTGTACTTTTTATTATTTGTATAAGTTGGAAACTTTTAGTATGGTAGTAATAGCTGTCATTTCATTTATTCTTTCGTATGTTGTGGCTTGTTTATATCATTGGATTCTTGGTAAGATGAAGGTATGTTGAAATAATAAGATTCATTATAAACAATAAGATCTTGGTGAAATGAAGAAACTGGTTCTTATGGTGCTGGAGGAGAACAGGATATTGCGTGAGATGCTTGCCAAGGAGTGGGAGCGGGGAGGATGTCATGCTCCCATGACTTTGAGCAAAGGAGGAAAGTGATAAAATCAGTTATAAAAGTTGGCGTTTACATTGTGATTGCCAACTTTTTTTATAGCTTTGCATAAAAAGTATGCAGAATGGGAAATTTCATCAAGCAACAGGAAGAAAAGAAGGAAGTGAAGGAAAAGGATAAAACCAGACGTGAAAGACTGGCCGGATATTTCTTCGATTTGTCCAAGTTGGTATTTGCCGCTTTGGTTTTAGGTGGTATAACTCCCTTATTTACCAATGAACCAAACAAGATGAATTGGGTTACAATCATATTGGGTATTTTCTCTACCTATATATTGGCAAATTTTGCAAATAGAATTTTAAAATAAGAAATAATATGGATGCATTGACAACGATTTTTTTAATAACTAGCGTCATAGGTTCCGCATTGGTTATTTGGTCACACACCAAGTCTGGAAAGAAATGGCTTGCAAATTTATAATAGGTGCAAGATATAAAGATAGGATTTGCTGTATATAATATGATGGCAAATCCTGTCTTTAAGTTTTCTGTTGACGAAAATTCTTACTCCAGTTTATCCATTTCTTCAAAGTATTTTTTTCTTGTCTTTCGGATTTCACTCATAATTTTTTCATCCTGATCTTTTCCCAGCATCTTTTTCAATTTATTGATACGGGAACGGAAAGTAGTGGTTAGTCGATAACCTTGAATGAATTTCCCTTTCTCTGTAAGCATACGCTTTGCCGCATCCGGATTACTGCCTGCAAGTTCCGCATAATCTTGATAATAAGCTTTTAGTCCGGTAGCATTCTTTTTCATTCGGAAATCTTCAGTGATATCTTCCGAAGTAGCTTGCTCAATGTAACGGTCACTATTGGAAGTGTCAGGCATTTCACCATTTATAATGTCCTGGGCTTTTTTCACAATTTCTTCTTGGCTGATGGCATAATAGTCCTGTGCTCCTAATTGTTGCTCCATATAGCGTAGCAACCGTTTGCGATCTTTTATATTTGTAGCCTCGTCAAATGCCTTGGTAGCATCCTGAAAAGTTTCGATACCTTCCAGTTGATTAGCCTTGGCTTCTGCCTCTATCTTGGCTTTAGCTACCTTGAAGTACTTTTCCGGCTGTAGCTCGTTCATCACACAGGCATTGTAAACTTTGGCTACATAGTTAAAATCCCCGCTTTCAATTCCTTTTTCAAAATAATTGATAGCCTTGCTTGGAGTGAATCCTTTGGATGAAGGCATTACTAAATCAAGGAACATAAAATCCTTGTCTTCTTGTGTTGGAATGGAATAAGGGAGAAGTTTGCTTGCTAGAAAATACATGCGTCCTGCCTCGCGTTCCCATCCTTTTTTGTCCTTCATGTATTTATTTTCCCATCCGCTAAGAGAATAACCACTTATAAATTCAAAAGTTGTAGCTAATAATGGATTTGCCTTTCCACTCATTTTGTCAATCATGGGGCCGGGAAAACTTAGACCGTCCCGTCCGAAGAAAAGTTCGGGTAGTTCACGGAATTGTTTTCCCCAACGGGCGTAACTTTCTGTGCCGTCGCTGTATCGTCCAGTGAACAGATGGGTCTGTTGACCTATTGTGTTTCCTGGCATAGTATAGTCGTACCATTTCATACCATCAGGATAGGCCAGTTCATAGGATGATTTATATTCAGGATCTGTCTTACGTCTTTCATCCGCCATTTGTCTTTGCTCCTCTTCGTCTTTAACACGGAAGTAAGCGTTTAAGGCATTCATTAGTGCATAGAAGAATATGCCTGCTGTAATCCAAAAATCGCGTCCATATTTCTTCCGGGTCTTAGCTTCTGGTTCGTTGGATACAAGGTTTTTCCAAAATCCATTGTCTGCATATAGTTGCCCGAATCCTAAAGGTGACAATGCTTGTCGGATAGTAGCTAACGTCCAGTCGGGAGACAGGAGTAACGCACGCATGATTCGTACGCTCTTAGGGGAAAAGCCTAGTATGTCAAAATGCAAACCTCCAAATGTGTCATTTATTAAATGTCCGCATTCATCCAATGCTTTTTCTGTCTGTTCTAGCGTCCACCCTTTTGCTTCAGCTTTGCTTCGTACTTCTTTGGCCATTTTGGCGAATGAGGCAATTTTGTAACCGTCATGGATGGTATCCCATAATATTTTGTCGCTCCCTCTGTTCAAAAAGTCAAGTAGAGAAGCTGCCTGTTGGACTATAGGAATGTTTTTGTCTTTTGTAAGCTTCTTCAACTTTGCAGTCAGATTATTTACATCGGCTGTTACATAATCATTGCTTGCTCCTAAGGATACAAGATGTTTCACTGCATCACGGGCAGCTTCTTTGTCATTCATAGCTGGAATGTTACCTTTGGTAATCACGTCCCATATCAAGTTTTTACCTATAACCTTGGCGGCTCCCCATGGTTTTAGCATGGCAATAGCTGTTTCTGTTAATGCTCCATGGTGGAAGAAGGAGAAGGATAAAGCAATTTTCTTCATCAGTCCGCTTGTTACCCAGATTCCATCTATTAATTTGTTTGTGAATTCACTGTAATGTTTCGGATTTAAAATACGTTGATCACCTAAAACGGGAGTAATGTATTTTTGAATACTGTTCAGTACTTTATATCCATCTAATGCAGTATGGTCCATGCGTGAATAACTTGTGTCTTTTACCGAATCAGGTACAATGATATCCATATCCATTGGCATATTGTCTCTGCCGCCTGGAACAAAAACTTTGAAATTTTTCAAAAACTCTATGAAGCGATGATTGGCTATGGTTTCTGTAGCGAAATGACCATATTCCAATATGATTCCAGTTATATCTTCATATTTGGGGACCATACCCATAGCCTTCCCGGCTGCATAACTGGGTATTACACGATGCCGGGTAAATGGTGAGCGCATACGGATTGTATTCATATAGTTGGTGTATTTTTCTTGTGCGTTTGCTGGACTTCGTTTCCAGTCCCAGATATGAGTAACATAATTTTGTATTTGTGGGGCGTTGTAAAGCACACCTTCTTCTGACATCAGGTTATACACTTCCTCAAACCAGTCGGCTACTTCCTTGGCCAATGCTTTCAATTCCGGCGAAGCATTTTCTGTATCAAATGCCTGTATCGGATTGGGTTTGTTGGATTCCGCTTCGCGAAGTGTATTTTCATACTGTTTCTTTTCTCGTAAGTATTTTTGTTGCAACTTGTCATACATGAAACGTTTCCTTTTTAACTGAAACTCATCTTCATCAGTCCGGTTGGGTTTGTTTTCCAGTTCGTCCCATTCGCGGGCTATAGAAATAAATTGGTTGTGCGTCTTTTCTGATTGCTCTTTAAAAATATTGGCTTCCGCTGTCAGTTTGTTGTAATTTTTTTCTTGTTCCGCGTTCATCCGTTCAATGGCAGGAGCTTCGATATAATCTATCACGTTTTTCAGCATTTGTTTGTTTCCTTTGGTCATTTCTCTTAGCCTGTCCACAAAGAAAGCATCTTCCAGATTGCTGCTTTCGATATATCTTCTGCGTTCAATAATTTCTTGATGAATATCTTTTCTTATCTGGTTTTTCGATAAAGATATTTTCATATCGGTCATTCTTTCTTGGAAGGACTTGCGTATCTCGCGCATTTCTTCTTTGGTGAAGTTGTTCACATTGTCTGGGGCATCAGGTGAGAATCCTTCCGGAGCTTTGTTCTCTGATGTTTTTCCTTCACGTAACTGTTCGTCCACCGTTTTTATCTCTTCGTCACGGGCTTCTGTTTTCTCGGCCTCCGCCTGTGCGTGAAGTTCGTTCATCCGATCTCTTATTTCTCGGCCACGGGTATTGTACCAGTTTTCCCATTCTCGTACACGGTTGTCAAATGCTTCATCTGTTTCCGCTGGATTCCCTTTGTTATCCAGCTTGCGTTTCGGATGAGGGTATGACATCATCTCCATGGAAAGGTTTTCAAGTTCTTCATTAATGGAATCAACTCCTTTTTCTCCTTCTACGGAACGGGTACGCTCGGCTTCTTCTTTTTCCGCTTGCCATTCTTTCATACGTTTGCTGTAGGAAAGCATACTCTCACCATCCTTGCGGCGTGGCTTTCCGCGCAGAGCAAATTTTAGCTCTTCTCCCTTTTCCGGTTCTCCGAATAGAGCTGGGGAGTAATCTTCATCTTTCCATTTTTGATTTTCTCCGTGTTTTGCTTGCGTATCTCGTTCATAATTTTTGTTGTTATTATCATTTTCATTATGAGTTAAAAAGTTAATAATTTTGTTAGCTATTTCGTTCAAGTTAACATACTGGTTGCCAAAGTCAAGTCCAGATGATAGGGAGCTTGTCTTTCCATGGTCTTCCATCCATGAAATTACACTTTCAAGCAGGTGTGCTACTTTCTCCTCCGAATGATTGGAACTATAGTTTTCATCCACCCATTTGGATAATTCCGGGTCCAGTTCGTTTACATCGCTTGAGGCACGTTCTAGTAACATCCTTCCTTCTGTATTGTAGAGGATAACCATATCTATGGCATAGTGGAACGATTCATGCCAGTTCGCGTCACGTATTTCTTTTTCTGTACCGTGATTGGGTAACAGCACAATCTGTTTACTCCATGGAACGTACATGGCCAACACATCCTTTTTGCGTGATGTGTTGATTACTTTGGCCATTTGCAGGTTGTCCAGTTGTGGCATGGCATTTAAAATATCTTGACCATTCATTGCTATTGCCGGATGGGGGGCATTCACGGCTATTTTATGCATGGCATCGGTAGCAGTTTCCAGACGGTCCAAATTTTCGTAACTATCTCCTGCTATCTCTTCTTGCAAAGGATTCGGATTGTTTTTCTTTAGCAGGGATAATTTTAGGTTCTCATCAGTATTTTGGGATGTGGGAACTTTTTCTGCATTTTTTCTAGCCTTTTCTTCCAATTCTCGCTTGAGTGTGGAAACTTTTCCACGGGCTTCCTTTAATTCCTGTTCCTTGTCGAAAGGTTTCTCTAATGTGGATTCCATACCTTTCAGACGATTCTCTTTTTGGGCGATTTCATCTTTTACAGATGAAACTTTTTTCCCTATTGAGGAAATGGAACTATTTACGCTAATCCATATACCAGAGAATGTATTTATATCCTTACCTTCTGTTATTATATCTTTTCCGGCATAGAGTGAATATTTCAATTGTCCGTTATCGTGATAAAGAACTAGTTCGGCCGCATCTTTGTTCAGTCTTATGCTTACAGGAGGAGTGTTCCTGTTCAGAGTATATTCTTCTTCATATTTACCAGCTATGTCGGCAAGTGCTGTGGCCAACTTGTCGGAATAAGAATGTCCGTTAGCTGATATTCGTTCGATGCCATTCGGAAACTTTTCGGCAATTTGCTTGGAAATTCGTATCGCTTTATCCAATGAGGACTTCAATACCGCAATGCTGGTGTTCAGTACTGGTATTTCAGTGCGTGCGTACATTTTCTTTATTTCATGGCTTCGTTTCAATCCCTCCAGTTTCTTTACGTTATTTTCCGCTATGAATAGCATTTGTGCGGTCTGGTCTCCAGATAGTTCCGCTGCCATTTGATTGAATGTCTTTCCACTGGGATCCTCACTGTCCTCATCTTCCATCACGCGTCCGTTCACATTGCCTTTCATCATTTGGTTGATAAAATTCTGCTTGATGCGCAGACGGTCGTATGCGGTGGCGTCCAATGTGCCTTCCACACCATAAGTAAGTATTTCCACAGGCATTCCTTTGGCTGCATACATGTTGCCTTGTCGCAGGATTCGTCCGTTACGCTGCTCGAAGTCCATGGGACGTATGGGAGCATCCATGTGGTGGAGTGCTATCATTCTGTCTTGTACATTTACTCCTACACCCATTTTTTCCGTACCTCCTATAAGTACCCTTATCTCACCATCACGGGCCTTTTGGAATACAGCTTTTTTACGGTCGGCATTCGTAATCTCACTGACTATAACAATCTGATCTTTGGGGATTCCTTCCTTGATGAGTTTCTCTTTGATGTCTCTGTACAGGTTGAACTGTGGAACGTCTTCCTCATAACCGAACAAATCAATAGTTGGCTCGTTTGCTGGACTTTGGTAACTGTCACAGAAAATCATCTGGACTCCTTTGTCAGATGTGCTTTCTTGGTAGATGCGCTTCACTTCGGAAACCACTTTGTTGGTTTTTGATTCAGGATCGTCAGGAAATGACGGATTGATAAGACGCAAGTCTATAGCTGCCTGTTTGGCTTTTTGAAACACTACAAGAGGAAGTCCGGGCGTCTTATCTTTTCCATGCTTGTTTTCATCCTCCTTCAACACCTCTATCAGTACATCCATCACTTCCTGTAATTTTTCTGATTTTTGAATAACATGGTTGGTCATTCGGCCATTCTTCAATTGTGGAATGCTTTTGGACTGCTTGAATTCAGGAACATCTGTAGTCAGTACCACATCAGCATGGCTGCGAAAGGCCTTCACCAGTTCAGGTACATTCACATAGCTCTTGAAACGGTCAGCTATTTTGAAGTTTCCTGTACTGGTAAACTCCAATGAAGGCTCCACCTGTCCGAAAGTGGCTGCGAATTCGTCAAATGTCTTGATGTTATAATCCTCCAATATTTCAGGGGCTACAAATCGCATCATTGTCCATACTTCGGCCATAGTGTTTGTAATGGGGGTTCCTGTAGCTAAAATCACATTACGCCCTCCGTTGCGTTCCTGTACAAATGTTGATTTCAGCAGAAGGGAATTGGCACGTTCGGAAAATCCGGTATCAATTCCTTTTACGTTTTGCATCTTGGTGGAAAAACCGATCTTTTTGAAGTTATGGGCCTCATCAATAAAGAGAGCATCCACACCCATTTGTTCAAAGGTGAGCACGTCATCCGTGCGGCGGTCCAATTTGCGCGACTCTCTGGATAATGTGCTTTCAGCCTTTTTGGCCTGTTGCTTTACATTGGTTTTCTTTTTCTTTGTTCCTGCTCCTTCTTCTTTATTGACTTGTAGAGATAATGAGAGGTTTTTTGCTTCACGGCGCAAGCGGTTTGCCAATTGTTTGTCTTCTACCTCCAGATCGGAAGAGCA